ATAAATATATTTATGAAAACAAATATAATATTAATTAAAAATGAAATTGGTAGAAGTTATGCTAGAGAATCAAGAATACTGAAAAAAATAAAAATATTTTTTATTTTTTACGCTTAGAAATGAAAATTATATTTTCATTTCTAACCATTCACCAAATGGTATGTAAAGAAATATCATGGAAAATATAAATATACAAAAATAATAGAAGCTATTAAAAATGATACATTAGAAGAATTAAATAAAAATTTAAAGACAAAATCAAAAAAATATACAATAGTATACGAAACTATTAATAATTGTAATATTGTATAAAAATAAAGTTAACAGTCTCCTAAATATTTATATATTTGCGTTTAATATGTGAAATATACAAATATTAGGAGACTTACAATTTGTAAGGGGGACTATGAAGTAGTTTTATAGGAAATAAAGATACAAAGTCAAAAAACATATATTCGCGTTTTTATTGTACATAAATAATTAAATTAAAATATTATAAATAAAAATACAAAAAGTATTTATTGTAATGTATATATTTATTATTTTTTGTCACTATATTAACTTTCCTTATTACACATTCATTAATTTTTTTAGCTAAAAAATTTCTGTTAGAAGTATCTAAGACAAATTATTTAATTAACTACCAATAATAGTTAACTAAAAAATTTCTGTTAGAAGTATCTAAGACAAATTATTTAATTAACTACATATAGTAGTTAACTAAAAAATTTCTGTTTATAAGTATGACATATATCGGCAAACATTCCAATATAAGAATTACTTGATTCAATTTGATTAATTAAAGATATTTCGACATCTTTGCATTTCATACCAGTCATTAATTTGGAGTCTAATTTATTATAAACCATATTCCAATCCATATAGCCGTTATCGCAAATATATTTAAAATATATATATATAATATTTTTATTTGCTCTACATTGATTATATACTTGAACAATTAATTTTTTAAATTCGTTATAATAAATACTATTAGTTCCTCCTAAAAAATCGATTATCTCATTTGTTACTTTAATTTCTGGCATATTAAATATAATTGTTGGGTTTTCAAGAATATATCCATAATCGACATGAAATATTTGTCCATTATTATTTATCATGATATTATCTAAATGTCGATCACCTATTCCAATAATATATGCAATCGCGCTAGATATTGCTAAACTGTTTACAAATTTTGTTTTAATTATATCTAGTTTAGAATTAATATTATGATTTAATATATAATTTTGTAAAGTATATCCGTTATCATTTATTTGTCGCAATGTTATAGAATTATCAATATATTCTAATAATGCGATATCGTGATTTAACATAATTATTTGATATGTTGGTATTTCTTCAAAATTAAATATACTAATTTTATATTGTAATATATTTATAAGATTTGATATTATTTGTTCTTTCCGAAGGCCAACACTTTTTTTAATTATAAATTTTGTATTCTTTTTTTCTTTATTTTCACCAATAATTTCGACATCAATTAGTAAAGGTTTAGTATTACTAGTAAATTGTTTTATTGAGTTTATTTTAGTAATATTATAATATGGATTAAATGGATAAATTATTGGAAAACTGCAATAATTAATTTTATTATTTATAATATTATTTATAAAATTATTTAATTTAACTATATCAGTAAATATTTTTGTCCCAAAATTATAATTAATATATCTAGTTAATAATTTATAAAATGTAGTATTATTAATATTTTTATCAAGTGAAGTTAAATAATTTTTCTCAAATATAATTAATGATATTATTTGATTAATATATTGCATATCATTAAAGAATATATTAAATATCTTTTCAATAAATATATTATCCATATTAATTTCTTCATAATCAAATAGATTATTAAAATAATCACATATCAATGGTATAACTATATCTATTTTATTTTTATTAATTTTTTTAAATAGAATTTTTGTTAAATATATTATAATATTTTTTATTTGAATTAATTCTAAAATTTCTGAATTTAAATTAATACAATATTTTATATATTCATATATTTCTAATATATCCTCAAATTGTAATGTATGTGTACATTTACGCGAACACATTAAATTAAAACATTTAACATTTTTTTTTATATTTGATGTTAAATTATTGCTATAATTTTTTAATATTTCTTCAAGCCAGTCTATATTATTATATTTTTTTGTTTTTGTTGTATATAACAATATTGTTTTTATTAGAACAATAAACCATACATTATGTGTTAAAAGATATTCTCTTGAAATCCATATTATCCATATCTCCCAATGATTATAATCTCGAATATAATAACCATATTGAATATCTCTAAATTTTGAAATTATATGCATTGCAGCAGTTCTATAAGTTTTAGATACACTTTTTAAATTATATAAAGTTGGGAGATCTACAAATTCAAAAATTTTTATTAAATGATCTACATTTTTTAGATCATTAATTTTTGTATCACATGTATTACATACTAATTCTTCAGTACTTTTAGTAAACCAACTTAATGATTTTTTTATATTCATTTTTAATGTATTATCTTGTTCTGGTATTTTAATTATATTTTTTGGGATCTGGGTATATTTATTACAACAATAACTACAAAATACACCACCACATGCTCTACAATGATGTTTTCTAGTAATAAAACCAAAAGTATTATCACAATTTTGACATTTATGTATTAAATTTGAATCTACCCATTTTTCATTTTGTTTAGGACATATTTTACTTATATTACTATCTGGAGAACTTGCAACCATAGGATTATCGACATAAACAGAATAATTTAAATCAATATTTGTATTTTGTGCATTTATCATATTAAATTTTGTATATATTTTACTTCTTGATGTTATTATATCAATTGGTTTTGTTGGCTCGACAAAAGTTTTAAGTAAATTTATTTCAGACTTTGACGTCTTCATTATAATATATACATTATATAATGAATAAAAGTTTAAATTATATTTTTTCAATATTTTTAAATATTTATGTTAATAAAATAAATCGTGTAAAAAAGTATTTAAAAAAATCGATATATTAATTTATATATGAGTGATATTATTTTAGGCATAGATTTAGGCACAACTTATACTTGTTTTGGTATATATAAAGATGGCAAAGTAGAAATAATTTGTAATGAACAAGGTAATCGTACTCTACCAAGTTATGTATCATTTACAGATGAAGAACGTTATATTGGTGAAACTGCAAAGGCAATGTCTGGTCAAAATGCAAAAAATACAGTATACGATGCTAAACGATTAATAGGACGTAAATATAATGATGATAAATTACAACAAGATTTAGAACATTATTCTTTTGATGTAATTGATGATGGAAATAATAAACCAAAAATTAAAATTATATATTTAGATGAAGAGAAGACATTTTATCCTGAAGAAATATCATCAATGATATTAAGAAAAATAAAAGATATTGTATCACAATATATGGGATGTGATATAAAAAAAGCGGTTATTACAGTACCTGCATATTTTAATGATGCCCAACGTTCTGCTACAAAAGATGCTGGAACAATTGCAGGATTAGATGTTGTACGTATTATTAATGAACCGACTGCTGCTGCTCTTGCATATGGATTAAATGAAACAAAAACAAAAAATATTTTAGTATATGATTTAGGAGGAGGTACATTTGATGTAACAATATTAACTATTGATAATGGTATATTTGAAGTAAAATCTACTGCAGGTGATACACATTTGGGTGGAGAGGATTTTGATTTTGCAGTAAAAGATTATATTTTATTAAGTTTTGCAGAAAAAAATATATTAAAAACAAAATTATTAGCTGACGATGATAAACAAAATTTATGTAATTTATTTACTGTTAAAACAATAGAAGAATTAAAATTTAAACAAAATTTAATGAAATATGATATTACAAATAAAAATAATAAAATTGATGTAAAAATACAAAAATATATAGATAATTTAAAAAAATTTTATGAATTAAAAAATAATGTTAAAATAATGAGAAAATTATTAAGTGCATGTGAGAATGCAAAAAAAACTTTATCAAATACAAATGTAGCAAATATTAATATTGATAACTTCTATGATGGAAATGATTTAAATATATCATTAACTAAAAATACATTTGAACAAATTTGTAATGATTATTTTGAGAGAACATTAATTCCTATAAAAAATGCATTATTAGATGCAAAATTTGCAGAAAGAGATATAGATGATGTTGTATTAATAGGTGGTTCAACAAGAATTCCAGCAATAAGAGATTTACTAGAGAGAAAGTTTCCTCAAAAAGTAAGATCTAATATTAACCCAGATGAAGCAGTTGCAATGGGTGCGGCAATTCAAGGAGCAATTTTATCAAATAATACTTCTGAATTTGGCGAGTTAACATTAATTGATGTTACTCCATTAAGTTTAGGTATCGAAACATCAGGTGGAGTAATGTCTAAAATGATAAAGAGAAATCAAAATATTCCAATATCGGTAGAAGAGACATTTTCAACATCAACAGATAATCAACCAGGTGTTAAGATTAAAATATTTGAAGGTGAAAGAGAAATGACAAAAGACAATAATTTATTAGGAATGTTCGAACTTACCGGAATTCCACCAATGCCAAAAGGTATACCAAGAATTAAAGTAATATTTACTGTAGACGTAAATGGTATAATGAGTGTACAAGCAACGGAAGAGACAACTGGAAATCAAAATAAAATTATAATAGAAAATAGAAAAGATAGATTGAATAAGACTGATATTGATAATATGATAAAAGAAGCTGATAAATATGCAGAATATGATAAAATGATAAAAGAAAAAATAGAAGCAAAAAATTGTTTAGATAATTATATATCATCATTAAAGAGAACAATAGAAACATCAGAATATAAAATAAAATTAGGAGAAAAATTTAATGAAATTTATGTTAAACTAGTAGAATATGAAAATTGGCTAGAAGAATCTGAATCTATAAATAATATTACAAAAGATAATTATAAAAATAAACAAAAAGAACTAGAAAATTATATTTTACCTATTATAAAGTCTTTATTAAGTTAAATTATAACTAAGTTAACTAAATTATAACTAAGTTAACTAAATTATAACTAAGTTAACTAAATTATAATATTATATAATATAATATATGTTATCGCAATATAGTAATTATGATAGTGATGAATTATCATTTGGTGTTAAAAAAGGAGGATTAAACGGTTTGCAAGAATTTCGACCTCAGCCACAACAAATTATAGAAGGTGCTGGATTGTTAGTTTCTTTATATTGTGATCGTAGTGGATTAATTACAATTGAATATACTGGTATAATTCAAGAACCATATTCTTTTAGTGAATCGTATACTGTTTATAAAAATACTATAAAAACTATTGTATCTGCAATCAAGGCACCGTATTTTCGCGTACGATTTCGTAATACAGAATCGATACAACAACAAATTTTAAAATTAAATACATATATTTTACCGACAAATCCATTGATTACATTAGATGTACCATCTTCATTTAAAATAGATTTAAGTGGTAATTTATTAGTAAATATAGTTGACTCGAATGCGAATCAAATAAAAATAGATCCAAGTGGTAATTTACATACACATAATATATACACATCAAATACATTATCATCCACATTTTCTGTAATTGATACAGTTATAGAATCAGATCCTATAAATTTGGGTGAATATAAAAATTTTGATATATTATTGAATGGAATTACAGCAAATAATGTTTATCCAGTTATTTTAGATGTATATGTTTCAAACAATGATATAACATACGTTAAATCATCTTATAGTATTACTATAAATAATGGCGATATATCAACCGGTGTGTTAAATTGTGTAAGTAATTCTCCATATATAAAATTAATCGGGACAACCGAACCAAATTTAACATTAGGAGATATAGAATTTTATATGAAAGGATAAAAAAATCAATAATAATATTATAAAGTATTTTCTAAATTTTGTATTAAATTTTTTGGATAATTTATTTCATCATATAATAACATTATAAGTTTTTCTTGATATTTTTGGGGTAATAATTTATTAGATTCACTTTGTAAAAGATTTTCTAAATTAGAATATGGATTTTTTGTTTTATATAACCATACAGATTCTAATGGATTATTTTTTTTACCAGAAATAAATCCGATAATATTTTCATAATATATTATTTTTTTATCTTTATTTACAATATTCATAATATTTTCTGGAATATTATCAGAAATATCTAGATATGTATAATATATCATCGGATATAATTCATGTTTATCTATTTTAATAATAATATCTTTTAAGTCGGTATCAGCTAAAGAATAAAATCTGCACATATTAAGGATATAATCATCTGTATACATAATAAATTTATCCATATCATCAATATAATCAATAAATTTAAAATATTCATTCATTTTTATTAATAATTTATTTATTAGTAATAAACTAGAAATTACACCTTTATGTGAATATATTTTTTTATGCAAATAATGTCTGGTTGTAAATAAGTTTACAATATCAACATCTATTTTTTTTGGATAACATATAATATTATTTATAACCATAGCATTTTCAATTAATCTATTATAATTAAATGATATATTAATATGTAACATTTTAGAATCTCTTGTGAGATAATCAAACTTATCAACATCAATACTATTATAAGAATTTGAAACAATTTGATATATATATGAAGTGTGTAATTTTGGATCAGGATTAATAACATTAAATATGAATTTTAATAAATTATCATTGATTATTTCTTTTAATAAATCATTATTTTTAATAATTTTTTCTAATAATACACATGATCTAAACTCATGATGTATAAATTTTTTATTATTTTCTAATACTTTAACATTTTTAAGAAAATAATCATCAAATAAATGAGAATAAGGACCGTGACCTAAATCATGGCATAATGCTCCGATAGAAACTAATTCAATCACAAAATCTGTTAAATAATTAGATTCAATATTATTATCACTAAAATATTTATGTAATTCTGGAATTTCTGATATAATATTTAATTCTGTTTCTTTTGATTTATTTTTTAATGTATTTAACATTTTTTTTGCAATATGATATGTACCAATACTATGTTCAAAACGAGTATGAATTGCATTTGGAAAAACAAAATTACATGTACTTAATTGTTTCAAATATCGTAATCTTTGGAATTCTGGTGTATCTATTATCATCATTGCCATTTTTGATAAAGATATTGAACCGTGAATTATATCTGATATTATTTTATAATCATTTAATAATTCATTAATTTGTATCGACATAATTATATTAAATAATAATATAATTATAAGACAATTAATAAAGAAATCAATTTTTTATATATCCTAATATATAAAAAAGTAGTTAAGGCAAAAATTATAAAATTTTATGATTTAAGTGCTTTATTATTTAATACTGGATATATGTCTAATATAAAATTTGTAAGATTAATATCAGTATCATTATATTTTGATGTTGTAAAAAGATACCCAGATAATATTATCATCAACTGTATTTTTAAATCTTCATTAATTGTATTATTAATAGATTTAAAATAATTAAAATATCCAGTAAATATATCATATACACTAAAACCTGAATTTTTTAATTTATGTATATCAATTAATGCTGATTTAATATTACTTTTTGATATTAAATTTAAAATATTATATAATATATCATTTGACGGATTTTCATAAATTTTATTAAAATTATCTTTATTTACTAATCCAAATCGATCAACTAATAATTGAAGAAAATTTATACCATAACGCATATCACCATCTGATATTAATGCTATCTCATTTAATATTTTTTTATCATATTTAACATTTTCAAGTTTTAAAATTCTTTCTAGTCTATCGGAAACCATTTCTATTGATAATCTTGTAAAACGGATAATTTTACATCTAGTTTGTATAGATTCTATTATCTTAGTAGAAGAATTACATGTAAATACAAATCGAGTTGTTTTATAATGTGTATCCAATAACATACTAATTATTGGTAATACTTTCTCTGTCATATTATCCGATTCATCTAATATAATTAATTTATGTTTACAATATTTATTCTTATCTTCATCAGTATATGGTAATTTAAAACTACAAAAATTACCAATAGCTCCACTATTGATAGTCTTTATACCTCTATCATCAGATGCATTTAATTCTAATACAGTATCTTTAAAATATTTGCCATATAATTGTTTAGCAATACATAATATAGTTGTGGTTTTACCAATACCAGGAGTTCCGGTAAAAATCATATTTGGTATATCTTTATTTTTAATTATTAAGTTTATTTCTTTAATAATATTCTTATCTGCAATTACATCATCAAATTTTACTGGCCTATATTTTTCTATCCATAATGTATTATTCATGTTATATTTTATAGTATTCTTTTCTTTAATTTATTTAATCTATTATTTTTTTTATCAATTTTTTTAGGTTTTTCATCAGAATCTTTATCATCTTTATCATCTTTATCATCTTTATCATCTTTATCATCTTTATCATCTTTATCATCCATAATAAATTCTACTGGAGGAGTATAACAACATTGAGATAGATTTATTGTTTCATCATCTTTTTTTAATTCATTATTAATAATATCAAAATCATCAATATTATATTTACATTCTTTATAAAATTTTTTACGTAATCGTGAATGATTTTTAAATGATGATAAATTATCAGAAAAATCAATTATAAGAGGTCTTAGATCCCCATTTTCTAATAATTTTCTCATTGCACGTCCAACAGATTGATTTACATCTTTTTGAGAAGTTGCTAATATTACAGTATTTAATCTTTCGATATCTAAACCTTCTTTTGCCAAATCATTTGTTGCAAAAAATATATCACCTGATTCTTCTGCTTCATCACGTTGCCATTGTTTCATAGCCCCTATATACATTGTTGTTTTAATTTGATCTTCAACCAATATTCCATTTTTAACATCGTTCTCGATTAATTTATCAACACCTTCTTTTAATTTTTTTAAATGTTCAATATATTTACTTAATATTATTATTTTTCGTTCAGGATCTTTTCTAATCTCATTTATTATATTTATGATATGATTTGTACGTTCATTTAGATTAGCTAAATTACCCATCATTTTAACAATATCTGGTTTACCTTTTTGTGGTCCCCAAGCATATTTCTTTTCTTCAAATAGCTTATCATCACTTGTATAATTAAAAACTTTTACACAAACTTGATTATTAATTCTTATCTTTTCTCTATATATTGTCTCACCAAGAAACCAATGCATTACTTTTATGAGTCCATCAGTTCTATATGGTGTAGCACTTAATGCTAGTGTATATTTACAACATGTTTTCATTAGAGCTTGTGAAAATACTTTACTTGCGCAATGATGAGCCTCATCATATATTACTAATCCAAATTGATTAAAAACTTCATCATCATAATCTTTCATACTGATACTTTGTATTAATCCGACAACAAATTCTTTATTTTCAATATCAATAGTTTTTCCAGCAATTGTACCAGCATCTAATCCTGTAAAACGTTTAATCTGATTCTTCCATTGTGCTGCCAAAAATTTTTTATGTGTAATTACTAATGTTTTTAAACCTTTTTTATGTGCGATATAAATTCCCATAGAAGTCTTACCACGTCCACACGGTACACTTAATAATCCTCCGCCTTTTTCATCCATATGTTTTAAAATCTTATCAACGATTGGTACTTGATAATCGCGTAATTCACCATTAAATTTTATGTCTGCTTTTTCGGGTTCTATTTTAAATCCGATATTACCAAAATTCTCAATACCATAATATTTTGGCACAATCATATATTTTTTTGTTGTTCTATATAATTTAAAACTTAAATCATTATCATTGTTTCCAAATTCTATTAATTTTGGTTTAACTTTTAAATCTTTTTTAATTTTATTTAATTCTATTTCAGATAATTCTGATTTTTTAATATAATAACCTTTATATTTTAAACATTTCATAATTTTTAATATATAATAATATAAATATTTATATCTTTAAATTTTATAAAAATCAAATTTTTTTATTGTATATTAATATATAATATGGCATCTGCATCATCTGCATCATCTGCATATAATACTGTTAAATCAACATTATCAACAGCCGAGTCTACAGTTGAAAAAGGTTTATCTCTTTTATCAAATAAATATTTAAATAATTTATTATTAATATTATTAGTCGCATATTTACCTTATGCTGCACCATCTCTTGGTAAATCAATGGTCAGTATTTTAAATAATTATGCTGTAAAATTTATTTATATATTTTTAATTGCATACGTATTATCAAAAAATTTATCTAATAAAAATAGTGTTAAAGTTGCAACAGTCACTTCTTTAGTTATAGTTCTTGGTATTTTAATATTAAAAAATATGGATGGTAATGAACATTTAGATAATGTTTCTAATCAAGAATCTGAACAACCTAAAAAGACAGGATTTTTTGAAAAACTCTTTGGTTTATCAAATGAAACTTTAAAGAAAACATTAAATTTGAATTATACCGAACAAGAAGCTAAAAGTCAAATTAATGATAAAGTACATCAAGCTAGACAATATGTAAATGATAAAAAATCAGATTTAGTATCAACATCATCTCCATCAGTTGAAGTTGTTAAAGCTGTAGCAAAAGCACAAGAAGTAGCCGTTGCACAAGCAGAAGCACATGCTGGAGCAATGGAAGAAATTAAAGCAGTATCTCAACCATTATCTGATGATAATACTTGTGGATCTAGAGCACCATCAGAAGTAACCGGATTTGATGAAAATAATTCAGAATATTCTGATATTAATTTTTCTAAATCCGATCTAAATAATTGTTAACTAAATTTGTTAACTAAATTTGTTAACTAAATTTGTTAACTAAATTATTTTTTGTTATTTTTTTTACATTTATTATAATATATGGAAGTTAAATCATATATAAATATTTTAATATTTTTAATATCAATTATAATAATTTATTATGCAGTAAATTATGGTAATATAAAAACACGTATAGAAGCATTAAGTGATATTAAATTACCGGAATCTACAAATATAGAATCATATGACATGAGAGAATTAAAAAAAATAGTCGATGAACAAACTAATATAATTGATAAACAAACAAATATTATAAATGATTATATAAGTAAAAAAGAAAAGTCTGATAAAAAATATTATGTGAATGAAATTAAACCTGATGAAGATTTTGAAAATTATTTTAAACAATTACAAGAGGAAAATGATAAAACAGTAAATAATACATTACCTGAAGATACTGATTATGATATATTAAATCATTATAAAACAAATTTAAATATAGTTAAAACATATCTAGAAGATCCTGTTACAAGAGGTTCTAATATATATGAATCAGAACAATATTCAAAATTATTAGAAATTGGTAATATAAAATTAGATAATGGTGTTAAATTACCTCATCCAAGTGATTGGTCAATAAATATAGATATACAAGATAAATTAAAAAAAGACGAAAATGTAAAAATAGAACAGGAATATTATAATATTACTACAAATTTACCAGAAAAAACATTAAATAGTATAAAAACATCAATCCATGATAATTAAATTATAATTAATCATATATTATAATATTATAATATTATAATATATATATGACAAATAATAATGAAGTCGATAATTTTAAAAATAATGAATTTAAACAACATTGTAAAGATTATACATTTGTACCATTTATTTATGAAAAAGTAGAAAGAATCGTTGTTTTAGGTGATATACATGGAGATTATAAAATGGCAATAAAATTATTAACTATGTCAGGAATAGCTAGAATTGTATCAAGTAAAATATCAAGAATATCAAGAATGTCACATCCTAAAATATATTCTAAAAATCCTTCTAAAAATCCTTCTAAAAAATATTCTAAAAAATATTCTAAAAAATCTTCTAAAAAATATTCTAAAAGATCTTCTAAAAAATCTTCTAAACATAAAAAAATGAATTTGACAAGAACCGAACAAATAGAAAATCTATCAATATCATCTGAATCTAATGAATCTATTGGAATTAATGATATTTCAACAAATAATAATTATATAAATAGTGATACAATATCTGATGTTGAAAAAGAATATGTATTAGAATGGATAGGTGGAAATACACATGTAGTACAAGTAGGAGATCAGATTGATAGATGTAGACCAAATGGTAATTTTATGTGCAATCAACCAGAAACATTAAAATCGGAAGAAGATGAAAATTCTGATATTAAAATATTAAAATTATTTACTGATTTACATGAACAGGCTATAAAAGTAGGAGGAGCTGTTATTTCTTTATTAGGTAATCACGAATTATTAAATTCATTAGGCGAAGTTCAATATGTATCATTTAAAGGATTAAGAGACTTTATGAAAAAATATAAAGTTGAAGGTATAGATTTTGAAGATGGTATGGAAGCTAGAAAACATGCATTTCAACCAGGTAATGAATATGGCCGATTTTTAGGATGTACACGTAATGCAACAGTTATTATTGGATCTAATTTATTTGTACATGCTGGTATTATTGACGCTCTTGCAAAACAATTAGATTTTAAAGATTATGTAGATGTTCAAAAAGTTAATATTTTAATTAAAAAATGGTTATTAGGATTAATAAAAACTAATCAGGTAAATGATTTAGTAAGATCGCAGGATTCTATGTTTTGGACCAGAATTCTTGGTTCAATTGAGCCAAATAAGTCTATAACTTTTGATGATTGTGAACAAAATATATCAAAAGTATTAAAAATATTTAGAATAGATAAAATGATAATCGGTCATACTCCACAAAGTTTTCTTTTTAATGAAAATATTAATGGAACATGTGGAAATAAAATTTGGCGTGTAGATAATGGTTCAAGTAGAGCATTTGATACATTTGATAAATATCTGAAACAATATGGAGAACGTCATCATAATCGTAGATATCAATATTTAGAAATATTAAATGATACTGAATTTCATGTATGGGATGAAAAAGGAAAAATTTTTTAAGTTAACAAATTATTTAAGCTGATTTTTTAGAAGCACGTTTTTCAGCAATTTCTTTATTTACTTTATCTAATTTTGATTTAAGATCGGAAGAACTCATATCATTGAGATGTTCAATTGCATCTTTTACACTGCCTTTGGATTTTAATGCTTCGGAAACAACTTTTGAAAGAGCTGGACCATCTTTGATATCTGTATTTTTAGCTTTAACTTCTTTTTTAACAGCCATCATATCAACCATAAATTGTGGCATACCACGAGACATGTGTTTTGGTCTAGATTGTTCTTTTGATGCTTTTTTAGAAGCACGTTTTTCAGCAATTGCTTTGGCAACCTTTTCAATTTTAGATTTTAATTCAGATGCACTCATATTATTAACGTGTTCAACAGCACCTTTGACACTACCTTTTGCTTTAAGGGCTTCTGCAACAATTTTTGTAAGAGGAGGTCCATCTTTAATATCACTGTGATGTGCTTTAATTTCTTTTTTGGCTGCCATTAAATCAACCATAAATTGAGGCATACCCCGAAACATTTTTTTAGATCCTTTTTTGCCACCTTTTTTAGAATCTTTTTTAGAAGATTTTTTGGCGTGTTTTTTTGCACCGCCAAACATAGTATTTGCATCAAGTTCACTCATATATATTATTATATAATATATTAAAAAAAATGAATTTATATTAAATTAACAATTATAACTAAATTAACAATTATAACTAAATAACAAGTATATAATATTAAATGGGTGTACCGGGTTTTTTTGCATGGTTATTAAAAAATAATACACATAACAATATTATATTAAATAATCTCGATAATATTAACTGCTTATATTTTGATGCAAATTGTTTATTTCATCCAAAGTGTTTTGACATATTAAAATTACATTCACAAATCACAGATATAGACAAATTAGAAAAATTAATGATAAAACGTATTATTGATTATATTATCTTCATTATAAATTATGTCGGACCATCTGATTTAGTTTATATCGCTGTAGATGGAGTTGCACCAATTGCAAAGATTAATCAACAACGTAAACGTAGATATAAATCAGTAATCGATAAAGAGTATCAGACATTAATAAATGAAAAATATAAAATTATAAAGAATGATATATGGTCTAATATTGTTATTACACCTGGGACTGATTTTATGATAAGACTTGATAAAGAATTAATAAATTTTATAAATACATTACAAAAAAATAATAAAAATTTAAAAATAATATATTCTTCTTATAAAGAATGTGGAGAGGGAGAACATAAGATTATGCGTCATATTAAAAATAATTTAACCAATAAAAATCATGTGATATATGGTTTAGATGCTGATTTAATCTTTTTAGCAATGTCTTATGAAAAATCTGAAAATATATTTTTATTAAGAGAATTAAATCATATTAAAAATATTTCACAATTAATTACTGAAGAAGTTAATGAAAAATTATGTTTTGTATCAATTAAAAATACAATAGATACATATAATAAAATTATTAAAAGTAAATTAGAAGAAAATTTAGATATTATGGAAATAAATCTTGAAGATTATGATTTTTCAAAAGATTTTATTATATTATGTTTTATGTTAGGTAATGATTTTATCCCACATATTCCATCACTTAATATACGCAATAATGGTATAGAACATTTAATAGATGCGTATGTGTATATGTTCACTTTTACAAAATCATATTTAATAAATAAACTAAATAATTCAAATTCTAGTCAACTAAATAATTCTAGTCTATTATTAATCCTATCATATCTAAAAGATATAGAATCTGAATACTTTGAAATAGATCTACCAAAATATAAACAAAAATTTAGACATAAAAAATTTATGAAATCAGCTAATTCTATTAATGAAGATTATGAAAGAGAAATATGGGAACATGAAAACATGATAAATAATAAATCAGATGAAGATTATGTAAAATTAGGATTTGATAATAAATCAGAATATAAGTTTAGATATTATGAGCATCATTTTCATTCAAGAATTAATCAACAAAAATTTATAAATAAAATATGTCATAATTATTTAATGATGATACAATGGATTTACAAATATTATTTTGAGATAGAAATGCCATCGTGGCGTTATTGTTATCAATATGATGAATCGCCATTTATATCTGATTTATATATTTATTTGAATGAATTTTTATCTGAAGGAAAACAATTTGAATCAATTTTATATGAAGACCCAATAAAAATAGAAACACAGTTATTATCGGTAATACCACCACAATATTATAAAAATATTTTTGATAAAAAAATAGAAAATGAATATAAAAAAAAACTAAATGATAATAGAACAAAATATATGTTTCCACAAAAACCACATATTGAATTAAATAAAGATATGTATTGGATGTGTGAACCATTATTACCTACAATTGATATTAATTTATTAAATAATTAAATTATTAATCCATATTGATTTCTAAAAACAAATAACAAAATTCACCAATATTTTAACAATATAAATCTTCTAATAATTTTAATTTATCTTTTGTTTTATTATTTTCACTACCTAATAATTTTATAATATCAATACTCTTATTATTTTGTGTAGATTTTTCACTTTTTGATGTTTTATTGCGAGAACTTTTTTTAGATGATTTTTTAGATCCTTTTTTTGATGATTTTTTAGATGATTTTTTAACTCTTTGAGAAAAATTATTATTCATAAATAACATATCATTTTTATCTCCTCCTAACATTTTTGTAAAATCATATTTAATTTCTGTATTTTCTGATTTTGATTCTTTTACTCTAAATTCTTCAAAAAATGGATCTTTCTTTAATAATTCATCGGGTGTAGTATATTCATCATTAATTAAAATTCTACCTTTTTCATGAATAAATTCTTCAGAATCTCTATATTTTTTTGGAACAACTCTTCCAATAAATTCTTTTAATTCAGATGGTACAGAACTATCAGTTAAAATTTGTGGGAAAAATCCTTTTCTAATTAGAGTATTGAAAAAATAATGTATATCATAATATCTATTTTGTTCTGGAGTAATATTAATTCTTTTTGTCCATTTAGATGATACTTTAATATTATCAACTATTCCTGGAATACAAGAAAAATCAAAATCCCATAATTTTATATGATATCCTATATTAGGGACTTTGTATTTAGCACCTACTACAAGATATCTATAATGTTCTTTTTTTAAACTAATTTTTTGAACTAAAATATTATTTGCTTTCATATCATTGTGTCTAAATGCTGGATATTTAGATTGAATAATTGCAAGAATAGATAATATTTGAAATATAAATACTTTCCAATGTGTTATTGTAAATGCTTTATAATTATTTCTAAAATAATCTAATAAATCTCCTTTATTCGCCCATTCACTAATTAATATAGAAACAGTTGAACTAAATTCTCCATTGTGATAACGTTCTACAAAATCTTTATATCTCTCATTTTTTTCATCAACTTTATCAAGTTTTACAAGATTAACAAAATGTTCTATACCTGTATTAAATGTTCCAAATGGTATAATTAAATGAGGAGTTTGACGTTTTACTATAAAATAACTTAATACTTTTAACATCATTAATTCTGCATTTTCTGGTCTTCTAACATCATTTATACTACCATAACGTTCTTTTTTAGGATAAGCTACTACTTTTACTGCAAATTCAAAATTACCATCTTCAGATATACCTTTAAATGTATGACCAGTTGTACCACTTTTTATATATTTTAATTTTCCTCCAAATTGATTTATAATATTTTTAAAGTCAAGTATACGTTTTTTTAGAACAACTCTAGTATCATATGAATCACCACTTTCGTTATCATTTATATTTTTACATACAAAATTTTCGGTATCAGTAGAATCAAAATTTACTAGAGGTTGTAAGTCTTTATCTTCTAGTAGATTTTTAATAAATTGTATTCGCATGGGGATTGAATCTTTATCTTCTATATTATTTTTATTAATATTTAAATTTTCTATTGTTCTTTCAAAAATATCCATATATTATAATTATAATATTATTATAAATAAGATTAACGTAATAAAAAATTTAAATAAAATCTATATAATTTATATATGAATACTGATAAACCATATGATAATATTGATTATTGTTTAGAATTATTATATGATGCGTATTATAAAAATGATGATAATATATGTATTAAATATGATCAATTAGATAAAAAAAATATTACTATAAATGATATAAAAAAAGAAGATTCATTTGATCCAAAAAATGTATTAACGGGCAAATTTAAATTTAATGGGTATTATAATAACAGAATACATTATACACGTTTTGGAATACATCCATCTACTGTATCGATTGGATTTATTGATAAAAATTTACATAAAAATAATATATTAAGACCAGAATTATACCATATGGCGATGTTATATATGGGATCTGAATTAGTATATGAAGACAAATTTAATCATATAATATTACCAGTTATGTGTTTTGATATTTCAAAACAACGTTTATTAAAATATTTACCAAATATTCGAGATGATTTTGGTGATAATTATCAGAATGATAATGATAATATGTATATAATAGTTACTGAACATTTTCACAAAATAATACCTTTAAAAGAATATATTGATTCAAATAAAGATAAAATAACTTTTAATGAAATAAAATCAATTATATTTCAAGTATACATAACTCTTATAAAATTAGGAGATAGATTTAATAAGTTTAGACATAATAACTTAAATCTATATTCTATCATAATCATGCCAAAAAATCCAACAAATGATAAATATAAAATTGCTGGAAATGAATATATTATTGAAAATAATACAATAGATATTAAAATAAGTGATTTTGATAATAGTTATCATGTTAGCGAATATCCACGTAATAAAAATCAAATAATTAATTTAAATAATGGAAATATTGAGAATCCATATTACGATGTGCACTATTTTACAAATTTATTGAAATTATATTTTGAAAATAATATAAATAATAAAAATATTTATGAAATAAATAAAAAAATGAATAGTTTTTTTGAAGAAATTATTCCACAAAAATATAGAATAAAGTCTGATGAAAATTATAAAGGATTAGATCAAAATTTATTTAATAAATCTTCCGAAGATATAATCACACCATTAAAGATTATAAAAAAAAATTTATTCTTTAAAGATTATATAATGCAAAACATTAAAGAGAAAACTGATACACTTAAAACGAGAGAAGATGGTATTAAATATATAGATTCTAATTTTTTTAATAATTATAAAAATAAAATATCTAATAAATATTATAGTACTATGATTAAAGGCAGTAGAAAAATAACAATGGCAGGAACTGAATCAAGTGTTCAAGAAAACGATGTATCAACTCTTTCATCAGAGTTATATAAAACATCAGTTTCCTCAATTACACAATCTACCGTTAAATCCGGTGGTTCTAAGAAAAAAGATAAAGGAGATAAAAAAAGTCATAAAAATAAAGATTATTCATCAACATCGTTTACTTTTACAAATGACTCAAAAAATATTACTGGAGGTAAAAAAAATAAATCTTCTAAAAAATCTTCTAAAAAATCTTCTAAAAAATCTTCCAAAAAATCTTCCAAAAAATCTTCTAAACACCATTCCAGAATGGTTTCCGAAGGTACAGAAAAAATAAGTAAATCTAGTTCTTCAGAAACAACTGTAAAAAAATCATCTTCATCTTCTGATTCATCTAGATCTGAAAAAAAAGTACATAGATCAAGATATGTAGACGAACAATATGGCCAACAATTAAATACCAAAGATAGATCTAAACTTAAAAATCTCCCAGAAGGCTTTATGGATCTTGCGCCAGAGCATATGATTAACGGATTTGATGGAATGGAAAATGGTATGGGTAATGGTATGGGTGCAATGTCACCTGATGCCGGTATGATGCCACAAATGGGACAAATGGGACAAATGGGTGCTATGCCACAAATGGGACAAATGGGACAAATGGGTGCTATGCCAGGAATGGGTGCTATGCCAGGAATGGGCGCTATGCCAGGAATGGGTGCTATGCCAGGAATGGGCGCTATGCCAGGAATGGGCGCTATGCCAGGAATGGGTGCTATGCCAGGAATGGGTGCTATGCCAGGAATGGGCGCTATGCCAGGAATGGGCGCTATGCCAGGAATGGGTGCTATGCCAGGAATGGGTGGAAATGATTTAGGTTTACCTATGATGGATAATAAGATGGCATCTTTCATGGGTGTACAACCAGGACAACAAATGCAAATGGGGGGTGGTAAATCACAACCATTACAAAAATATAAATTAACTCTTGATAAAAATTTTTTTTTTTGAATGAACAGAAAAAGAATCAAGGGGTAAAACAATCTGGAGGTGGTGAAAAAGTAATACCAGCATTTATTGAACAACCAACAAATCCTGGAGTTCCACAACAACAACAAGAAATTATTAGAGAAAGATTTGCACCCAAACAACCATTTCAACAATCACAACCATTCCAACAATCACAACCATTTCAACAATCACAACCAAGACCACAAGGACAAGACCCAATAGTAAATTTACAAGTATATAATCCAAAAAAACCAAAACCAGATCAAAAATACGATAATATTAATTATTTTCCACCAATGAATATCAATCCATTTTATCCACCACAAATGGCAAATTCAATGATGCCACAAGCATTATCTATGTTAGGATCAATGTATCCAATGACAGTCAATGTCAATAAAATTTATGAAATAAATGGTTCTGGACCAACTGGTCAACATCAAAAATTAATGATGATTTATGAAGATGTATTACCAGAAAAATCATTAAAAACAACATTTAAAACAGTAGGAGAACGTATTACACAAATACAATTTGTAAGAAGTATATTATTTCATGAAGGCGATGGTACCGAAACAAGTCTAGATGGTTCTACAGCAAACAGTTTAATTAGTCATATGAAATTTTTAGATCTAAATCCATATAACACAAGTAAATATTCTACAAATCCATATAAAGGATTACCAGAAGGATTTTTAGTTTATAGAACATGTTATCCAATAAAACGTTCTGAACCTTTTGGACATCCAGTGTGTGCACGTAATTCAACCGCATTAAATGTACGTATATATAGAATGACAACTGGAGCATATTTAGTAAATAAACAATCAAATACTAAATTTTATGAATACGACCAATGGCGTGAAATTGCTTATTATGAATATGTAAGAGAACATATTATTAAAAAGAAAGTATGTCCAAATTTTGTAACAATGTATGGTTATTATTTATGTAAAAAATCGGGAATAGATTTTGATAAAATTACAAAAATTAATATGGAAGACCTTAAACAATTTCCAACACCAGAAAAATTAATAAATCCCGTAGGATTTTTAAATATTTATGATCAAAAAGAAAGTGATTTTGTAAGAGATGTTACAGCTGGTCTACGACAAATTAATCCTGGAAATGTTATTCAAAAATTAGATGCTGAACGTAAATTACAAAATTTACAAATGGCAAATAAACCAGTAAATTTAGATGATTATTGTGGTGAAGTATTAGTCACAATTACTGAATCACCAACATATAATTTATTTTCATGGGCTTCAAAAACATATCAACAAGAAGGAAATACACGTAAAATGATAAATACAGGTTGTTATAGTGAAATCACATGGAGATCAATAATATTTCAATTAATGGTAGCATTATATGTAATGTCAATTCATAATATTTATATTAAGGATTTTTCAGTAAGAAATAATGTTTTTATACGTGATCTTGTTTTAGATGGTTCAGTTGTTAATTATTGGAAATATAGAATTAATGGGATAGATTATTATATACCAAATTGTGGTTTTGTTTTATTAATTGACAGTAATTATAAAGATATTGATGTTATTCCGGATAAATCATTACCTGTAAAAACACAAAAAAATTATAAATTAGATGGTACATTATTCGATGTAGGTAATAGTATTAATGGTAATGAAAAGCCTAAAATATTTGAGATGTTTAGAGAGGCTATTAGTCGAAATAATTTTGATAATGACTTTACACGTGAAGGAGGTATTAAACCGGATGAATCTATATTAAATTTATTAGATTCTATGTTTAATGATACAAATGATGATATTAACGAGTATTTTATTAAATATATGTATAAATTTATGAATAATCGTATTGGTACATATTTAAAAGAACAAGAAATTGTTCATATTAGACACGATGATACTAAACAATTTAGAAAAGGACAAATTATTGTTCAAGAAGAATCTACTGGTACATATAAATTTGTATTATATTTAGATACAACAGATGGTAAAGCATCTATTTTAACTAAGAAACAAACTTCACAAAACGACCCACAATTTATTGACAAAGATAAAGAAATAATTATAAAAGAAGAAGTTAATATAACAACATTATCAAATTATTCATTAACTGAACCTATTGCACAAAACTTTAAAATTAATGAAGGAAATCTTAATGAAGATAATATACTCGAATCATATAATATTATTGTACCATAAATAACCACCATTATTTTTTTAGTTAACTAAATTATTTTATATATATAATATATATATAAAATGGCCGCATATTATGCAGATTACAATCAAAATTATGCCCAATTAAATCCAACTCCTACATATAAAAGAAATCAACCATCTAATTTTGAATCTCTTCAATCATCACAAAAATATATTGATTATAGAAACAATAATACTGATGGATATTATGAAAAATATCAACAAAGTTCTACAGTAAATTATGATCGGGCACGTCAGGCAACACAAGGATTTTTTGAAAAAAACCATATTACAGTAGTATTTTTTTCTGATGAAAATATGAAACGCATTCAAAAAAAAATTAAAGAAGAAGTTATTAGAAGAACAAAGGGTCAATATCAATTAGATGAAGATCAAGATGAATCTGACTTAACAATCGTCATGAGAGCAGTTTATTTAGATAAATGTAAAAATCTACCAGGAGAAACTGTCCGTCAGGTCAAATTATTAAATCAACAAACAGTCGATTATATTGTCCCTGATTTAATATCTAATGTTAAACAATATTTTGGTTACATAAAAGATATAAATCAACCTCTTCAAGTTATTCCATTACCCTTATGTGTTTCTTCTAGCGGGAGAAAGTTATTACCGAGTATAACAACACTCTATAGATAATATTATTATTAAAAAATTGAAAGAAAATAATATTATAATATTAATCTAAATATATGAAGAAATATACAAAATGAATAAAAATATAGTAGATTTTCTCTTTACATTTGCTATTATATATTTATATTCAAATGTTTTAATTAAATTTAATAATGATTATTATCATCATTATTATAATTCTGATAATAGTAATTTTTTTCCAATTGTTAGTATTTTATTTTTATCATTATTTTGTTCATTTATTATTCTTTTAATGCAAAATATATAATATAATAATATATGGAAGTAAAATATAATGGATCTATAATTTGTTTATTATCTGCACACTTATTTTTATTAGCATCGTTATTTAATTTATTTTATTGTAAAAATTATATAGAGGCGATAGTTATTTTTCTGTTATATATTACATCAATATTATATCATTATAATGGAGACAAATTTTTTAGAAAAATTGATATTATGGTGACACGATTTGCAATATTAACATGTATTATAACATCATTATTTTATAAAAATATATTACCAACAATATTTACTTTATTTGTAATATTTTTTTATTATATGAATTTTTCGTCTAGTCCAACATATCATGCATTAAGTATACATCTTATTGGATTTTTTGGATTCTTTGCATTATATTATAATAAAAATAATAACAATAAATAAAAGATATATATATAAATATATATAATATAATTTTTAATTAAATTATATTATTGATTTATCAATAATTTAGCAGGCATAGACAAATACAGAGCCATATTTTTGGGAAAGTTCCAAAACACATACACTGTCTGCGGAACTTGGAGTATTGCGACCAATAAGAGTAATTGGGCGGTTAGATTTGATTTCATTACCATCTTGATACATATAGTTAGCAAGAAGAGGATTGTAATAGAAGTTTTCATTAATATTTCTATTAGAATTTTTGTCTGGAATGATAATAGCAGAAGAACCACCGACTACGTTTTCAGCAATTGGAGGTCTGTAAACTGTTACAACAGAGCGTAAGCTGAGAAGTGTATTGCCAACTTGTTGGTCATATTTGAAATCAACTGGAGTATCATTGATAGCAGTTTGACCAACGTTCCAAGATTGATATGGAGTTGAGGTGTATGCTACACGGAAATCAAGACGGGCAACATTGATTGCTTGGTAACGTCTGTTAACGTAGAAGAATAATAAGTTTTGTGTGTACATAACTGAACGGTATTTAGGAACAAGAGTTTTGTGTTCAATGAAGAAGTCAGTTTGAGCAAGAGCACGTTCAAGACTTACATTAACTGGATTTTGTAATAATGTTGGTAAACGAACATTTACAACAGGGATGTTAAGGAATGTTGTGCGTTGAAGAGCATTATAGTTAGAATAACCAAGAACTGCACGTGGAGAAAGAGTTGTAATTTGGGCAAATGTTGGACGAAGAGAGAATACTGCTAAAAGTTTACGAAGTACAGTACCTTCATCTTGAATGTGATACATATCTGGAGCATCAAAATATGACCAGTCATATGTGCTTAATACACGGAGAAGACCAGTGATACCATCGTCAGCTTCATAACCAGCAAGAGAGAAAAGTCTGCCTTGACGGAGGTTAAGAACATTCTTCCATAATTCAATTTGGATACGGAAACGTTTGTGCATATTTGTGATTGGTGTATCATCACTAAAATATGCTAAGCTGTTTGGATCATTAACAATATCAATTGTAAGATGCCATTCAGATTCCATTTCACCAATAATAGTGTTGTCCCATAATGGAATATGACGATTGGTGTATGGTGTAGCACGTTGAATTACTATACGACCCATGTTTGTGCATAACATACGACGTTCGATTGCTTGAATTTTAGGAAGGAAAAGAGCAACTACAACTGGGTGAATATGTACAGAAAGGTTAGAACGATTTTTTTCATATTCAGCAGTTACTGCTTCAATAGCACAATCGCGATATAATGCGAGTTGATTTTTAATATCAGTGTGAAGAATTCTAGATGATTCAAATAATGAAACAATTTCATTAAGTGGTTTGTGGTCTTTAGCTTGGAGATTTAATACTTCACCAGCAGTAGATTGAATGCCCATAAATTTAGACATTTCACTGTAGCGGAGTTGATTAAGAAGAGTGAAGTTGCTACCAACATCACCACGAAGAGCCATAGAAACAACAGCATCACGTTCGGCTGATGTTAATTCGTGTTTATCAGCATATTTCATTGCTTTTTTGATAATTGATGGAACATCATGGAGACCATAATGTTGATCAATTTTATCAATGAATTTGCGAGCATATTTTTTAACACGTTCTCTAGCTTCAGTAAGTTTATTGATTGTGCTTTCTACTTTATCATCATCCATTTTTTTGTGACGAAGCATAGAACGAACTTGCTCAACTGGGATTTCATGTTTTAAATAGAAATCAAAGTTGTTTTCTTCTTGAGTTGAATTCCGTGAACGACTATCCATTATATATTATATATTATATAATTTTTTTTTGTTTATATTTAAAAAAATTATATTTTTATATATTTTATATAAAAATAATCTATTTTGATTTTTTTGTTTTTTTATTTTTTTTATATTTTTTAATTTCTTTTGCTTTTATATTAATTTGATCACATTCTGATAATATCTTCTTTTTTAGTTTAGTTGTTATATTATATTTTATTCCATTAATTTTATCTATCTTTAATACAGATTCAAGTATTTGAATTGAACAATTATAACCATCTAAATATTCATTACACATTGATAGTTTATTTGAATATATCAAGCCTCTTACAATTTTATTTAAATATAGATAATCATTTATTTCCATATTTTTAAATACTTTATTTGATTGTGATATATTTTTTGTATAATTAATAAAACGAATTGAAGTCTTATTAAGATCACATGGATATGAAAATCTTGTCGAAAAATTATTATAATTTTGTCTTTTAGGATTTAATTTATTAGTAAGAGTATATGAAGGATATACACATTGAAAAAATGATTGTATATCTCTGATATCATAAATATTATTATCATATATATAATTTTCTACAATATCACCATATGCAATCATTTTTGATATTTTATTTATATCATTAATATTATTATTTTTAAGATAATCAATATAATGTTGTTGAATCATTAAAGGCATTACAGTTTTTTCCATTTCAAATAATCTTATAATATTATTGATATTATCATATCCAAAAAAGAATTTTTGTGTTCCATCATATATATGATAATCAATATCTTTCATTTTAAAAGACTTACTAAATTCATTAAATGTTTCTAATGTAAAAAGTTTAGTTCCATAAATATTTTTTATAGATTGTAACATTGTTATTAATCCTCTAATATCATTTTGTGCATATTCTATAATTTTTGATAATACTTTTTCATCACTTAATCTTATATTTTCTTCCATACATATTTTACATAAAATATTTTCTAATATTTCTTTGGATGGTACAGGTATTTTAATTTCGTATGATATTTTTTTTATTAAATATAATAATTTATTATGTTTATTATTTGATATTAATATTATAGGAAAAACCCATTTAGTTTCATTATATTTTATTAGATTTATTATTAATTCTTTTTCATTATTAGAAGTTAATGATTCGATATTATCAATAACCAATATTTTTTTTTCAACACCTACATTATTTAATCTACTTGTGATACTTTTATTAAATATTGTTTTTTCTATTAATTCATCCACATTTTTAAAATTTGATATTTTACTATAATTTAATTGATATATTTTATATTGTAAATAATTTAAAATAGATATTACAGTTGATGTTTTACCCGACCCATAAGTACCAGTTATTAACAAACAACTTTTATTTGGATCATTTATTATCTTATCATTTATAATAATCTCATCATTTACATTATTATCCTCTCCATTATTATCTTCTCCATTATTATCTTCTCTAATATCATTATTATCATCATTTTCTGTATGTTCTGTATGTTCTGTATTCTCTGTATTTGCATCTATTGCTATTTTTTTAGTACGTGTTTTCTTTCCATTATAATTTGCAATAAATGCTTTTTTATTTTTTTCATATTCATTTAGCCATTTTTTTATTTTAAATATTATATTTGAATCAATATCTAATGATTCTATATTTTGTGGCATATACTTTGATTTCCAATATAATTCATCTATTTCATTCTTATATAATTCCATCTTTAATAATACTTATTAATAAAATCTAATATTTAATTAGATTTTATTTTTCAATGTTTTTTTTAAAATTTAATATGTAATTAATCAAAAATTGATTTAGTACATTCACCATCATTTATTTCTGATTCATTATCTGAATTATTATGATCATTATTAACGTTATTGTAAGATAATAAATCGGTTAAAACATTATTTAATATTTCATTATCATTATCATTATCATTATCATTATCATTATTATTATTATTATTATTATCATTAATATTATCATTATTATTATTATCATTATCATTTATAATATTTATCATTTCTAATAAACTATTTAAAATATGATTCTGTTTAAATTCATATTTTGCATTTTTATCATTTTTATCATTATTATCGATATTATCATTATTATCGATATTATTATCATTAATATTGTCTGCAATATTGTCTGTATTGTCTGTAATAATATTTTGTCCAAATTTATTTATTAAATTTTTAGTATTATTATTTAATGAGTAATAGATTTTATTATAAATTGGTTTTAAATTTCTTTTTGATAAATGTATTTTATCACAATTATCATTGTTACAATTATTATAATTTAAATCATCATAACATATATGATATTTTTTTAAACATGCCCCAAACTTACAATTATAACCACCTGTACATTTTTTTTGAATACAGTTATTACATAATTTTGTATAATTATTTAATTCTTTCATTAAAATCCGATTAATATATGAATTTAAATCTATATATGATAAATCTAAATCTGAATCTATTATTTCTAATGTTTTTTTTCTTGATGGTTCAATATTTTGTTCTTCTAAACTATGAGCATATAAACATTTATTTCCATATAAACAATTACTATTTAAAATAAAATTATTACATAATATTTTTTTCTGATTATATTTTTTTATTTTATTATTAAATTTGTTCTGTCTATTTTTATTAATATAATTATTATCCGTAAAATTATTATACATATTATTATATATATATTGTTTATTTAAATTATTTAAATTTTTAAAATTATCATGTTTATAATAATATCTATCATCCGAGCAACAAGAAGAGGGTTTATTATTAGATATAAAACGATCTAAAGACGATTTTAAATTATTATTATCATTATTATCATTATTATCATTATTATCATTATTATCATTATCATCATTATCATCATTATCATCATTATCATCATTATCATCATTATCATCATTATTATCATTATTATCATTATTATCATTATTATCATTATTATCATTATTATCATTATCATCATTATCATCATTATCATCATTATTATCATTATTATCATTATCATCATTATCATCATTATTATCATTATTATCATTTAGATTATTTAATACATAATATTTATTATTATACATATATGTAATTACCTATATAAAAATAATATTTTTATTTATCGCAATTTTTAGATTATATTATAATATATTATAATATAATATATGAGTTATACAGATTATAAAAATAATTATGATAAAAATTGTGATATACATTTTATAACTAATTATAATGAAGTATATAACGTATTTTTTTATAATGATGAAAATAGTCAAAAATTTTTAATTTTAGAAAATGTACAAAAAAAATATATGTGGTGTCATTATAAATTAGTTTGTAGTTATGATAAAAATGCAAATAAAATAAAATTAGCAAAAGATATGATAATTATAGAATCATCAATTATAGATAAAAATATAAAAATTGATGATAAAAAAATAAAAAATGATAAAGATATTGATATACAAATAATGGAACAAATATTTAATTATGATTATATTGGATTCATAAAGAAAACAAAAGAAAATATAATATATTATTATTTAATAAATAATATTATTCGTATATAATCTTGTTTTATTTGATTGAAAATAAAAATTTTCACATAAATGTTATTTACTTTAAGATATGTATAACCATTTTGATTCATATATATGATGTCATATATTATAAAATAAAGATATTAAATTATAAATAAATCAATTTTTTAGTAATAGATAAAAGTTGACGTAAAAAAAATTGAAATTTTAAATATCCTGATATTTTTAATTCAGTTTAATATTATAATCAACCTAAACATGTCAAACATGTCAAATATGTCTTTCCACTGCTACTCATGCCCTGTACCATCAGACCCATTTTCTCCAAGAATGTGTAAAGCATGTGCGCGAAAATATTGCGACCAACCTGGGAATTTGTGTGGACAAAGTTGTCAAGGATGTCGTGCTCTTGTTTTTGCTGAAGACAATCAAACCCGGCGTCCTCCTATCCAACCAAAAAAGCCACACTCACAATGTGGTTGTATGCATAATTGGGGAACTCCTTGTCCCAGTATACAAGTTTTCAGCCGTTCTCAACCAAAAAAGCCACAC